CTGCGTGCAGACCACGTCTCCTTCGAGAACTGGCCGACGGGGGAATTCAGGATATCCTTGCTGTTGGTGGCGCGGCGGCTCAATCTCTCGTGGACGATCCAGGTACTATTACCACACTCAGAGTTGGTCCGCCTCGGCAAGCTACCGCAGGACTTCGATCCCTTGCGCCGGAACGCGATATCCGAGTTGTATCGACTTGGCATCCGGCTTACTGTCTTAGAAATCCAGATGCATTTCCAGCCTTCACGAACGACATCGGTAAGCTCCGCGCTGTAAGAAACGAGAGCTGGGTCGAACCGCAGTGGCGAGCCTTCGACGATCCGGACCAAGTACTTCAGGTCATCGCAGAGTTGGAGGAGCTTCCCGAAGAGCGACTGGTCGTTGACATCGAGGTCGGATTCGAGAAGGATACCGAGTTCGACCATCCGAACAACTACGAACTGCTCTGCATCGGTTTCGCCTACGCACATGGTAAGGCAGTCGTCATAGGCGAAGAGGCGCTCAAGGACCAACGAGTGCTCTGGGCTCTAAAGGACTTGCTCCAGCACAAGAAGATCATCGCACACAACGGCAAGTTCGACCTGAGCGGTCTCTGGCCGAAGCTCGGGCATCTTGAGCTCTGGGCAGACACGATGTTGGCGAGCTACTGCCTCGACGAGCGCCCAGGCAATCACGGCCTCAAGGTTCTCGCCGTAGAGAAGCTCGGCGCACCGAAGTACGACGACGAGATCAAGAAGTACATACCACGCCGAGGTAACTACGGCGACATCCCAAGACCGATTCTGTACAAGTACAATGCAATGGACGTCGCTTGTACTTGGGCCCTGTGGGAAATCTTCGAGCAGGCGCTCGAGGCTGAAGACGTTCGCAAGGTTCACGACTTCCTTGTCAAAGCCTCTAACCAACTCATGTTCCTCGAACTGAACGGGATTGCGATCGATCGTGAATACCTAACCACGCTGGCTCAGGAGTTCTTCGTTCGCCTCGAGGAGCTGGAGGCCATGATGAACGAAGTCGTGGTCCTCTCGACAGGACATCTCGAAACTCCTCTTGCTAGCATCAACCCGAGGTCGCCTATTCAAGTGAAGGCGTACCTAGCCTCGCAAGGAGTTCGAGTTGCATCTACAAATGAAGCCACACTGTCTGGGGTACTCCCTACGCTGCCTGAAGGAGGTGCCTCAGCACAATTTGTCCGAACTCTTCTCAGGTACCGACGCGAGCACAAGCTGTATAGCACATACGTCGTTGGAATCCGAAAGAGGCTATACCGTGGACGCATTTACACTACTTACCTACTCCACGGAACGACGTCAGGCAGACTTGCAAGTCGCAACCCGAATCTGCAGAACATTGTACGTGACAAGAGCATCCGACGGCAGTTTAGTGTCAGTCGACCTGAGAACATACTGATCCAGGCCGACTACAAGCAAGCTGAGGCTCGCGTCATGGCTTACCTCGCTCAGGACGACTACCTGCGAGACATCCTGAGTCGCGACGAGCCAGACTACGACTTCTTCAACGAGCTGTCGGATCAGTTGTACGGAGAAGGACGTTGGGGCAAGGAAGAGCGCATTAGGACCAAGGCCTTCTTCTACGGTATCGGATACGGTCGTGAGGCGTACTCGATCGGTATTGAGTACGGCTTATCGCCTCGTGAAGCTGAACGGCGCTACCGAGAGTTCACTGCACTGATTCCATCTGTCGTACAATGGCAAACCGCCATCAAGGCTCAGGTGCTTAGCGGTGAGCCACTCGTTTCACCCTTTGGTCGCCGGCGCAGGTTCTTCCTGATCACTGACCAGAACAGGAAAGACATATTCAATGAAGCACTGTCCTATTTGCCACAGTCAACTGCTAGTGACATTTGCCTCTCCGCTCTTATTCGGGTGCGACCAATGCTCCGTGGTTTGGGTTTCCTTCGACTCACCATCCACGATGCGCTTGTTGCAGAATGCCATGAGAGAGATGCCGAAAGTGTGGCAGGCATACTACGTGAAACCATGGTGGACGAGGGCAGAAGATTTACCGACTACGTCCCCTTCCCCGTCGACGTCAGCTTCGGAAAGTCCTGGGGTGACCTCTAATGCCTAGAGGCCAAGCATCAGATATCGGGACGAGACGGACGTCCCCCAACGGTTACCTGTACGAGAAGACCAAAGAGGGTTGGGAACTCGTTCATCGACTGATCGCTCAGGAGAAGCTCGGGCGACCACTGATGCACAACGAGTACGCTACCTTCGCAGACGGAGACAGGAAGAACCTCAATCCCGTCAACATCATCATCAGGATGCGAGGTCGAACATCGCTGCGTCGACGGCTCGCACAGATCGAAGCACACATCGCCGAGCTCGAGGCTGCGAGAGATGACATCAAGCGCCGCCTTGCACTGCAACAGGAGATCATCGATGGTGATTCCTCCGAGTAGCGAATGTCCTGAAGCTCTTCGGCATGGACCGGCAGACAGTGCTGGACGATGTCCTTGGTGCAAGAAGCAAGTCGATGCACCAAGGACGAAGCCAAAGAACGACTCGTCGCACACTACCGACTTCTGGTACGACAGAGATGATCGTCCCATCTATCATGACAACGATCAAGACCAGACAGATCTCGCCCGCTCGTACGATGAGATGTACAACCCCGACTTCGGGGGCAGAAAGTACGATAGGTAAGAAGTCTTACAGACACTTGATTAGACTCTGTAGACTGTTGTTAGACTAGAGGAATCTAGCACCTAAGTATAAAGCCTACCTGATTCGTCTAACTAGAATCTCTCTAGCGGGTTAGGTTGTAACACACCCACAGGGCCCGCAAGTTATGTTCCGGAGGTAAAAGTTGCCACAGCTACCGAAAGTAATCATCTGGATGGATCCTGGACAGACGACAGGTCTGGCATCCTGGATCCGTGATGACGTCCTGCAGCCCATGGCGAGGCGCGACGGCAGTACCTTTACGCCGGAGCAATTCGAAGTCGTTCAGGTACCAGAATGTCACACTGAGAACGGTCTCGTCGCCCTGCGAAGCGAGATCCAAACACGCATCGCATATGGCGTTCCACTCAACGGTTCATCGTCCGTCGTCGTGGGATACGAGACCTTCGATTGGAGACACGAGGAGCGTTACCGTGACAAGATTGACTACACCGCTCCTGAGGTTGTGGGTGCAATTCGGGCATGGGCCCTGGAGTGGAAGTACGCATCCACACTATGCACAGGAGCAGGACTCGCCAAGGGTTTTTGGAACGACGATAAGCTTAAGCGAGCTGGCCTGTACACACCAGGCAAGCGCCACGCGATGGATGCCCTGCGGCATCTGCTGCGCTACCTGACATTCGGACTCCACCACCAGGAGTACCTCATGCGACTTCGCCCCATCAGCGAGCTGATGGGCACCGACGAATGAGCGCCATACGTGCCTGGTTAATCAGGCTGCTCGGCGTCCGCGAATGTGGTGCGTTCGGCGGAATGGTAGAGGATGGGCAGAGATGGTGCACCAAGGCGTTCGGTCACAGTGACTCGTGCTTCTACGAAGTGACACCCAGCGCACCATGGGCTCAGCCCGGCTTCAATCTGCGTCGACACTTTCGAGGCTGGCCACCGATGTAGGCAAAGCTCTGGCCCGGAGCAAACGCGGGAGGGTGGATGCGCGGCTCCGGGCCAGAGGTCTATTCAGCAGGAGAAAGGTACAGGAGGATTCTTGGCGCGCAGCTCGTCGTTCCGACGGCGCGCGTCCAGGTAGTCGTTCAAAGCCTTTGCCGTGTCTTCACGTGTGTGCGCATGGGTGATGGCACTCACCATGTTGTCGACTACCTGGCGATCTTCTGCTGCAGCTGTCCGTGCAGTTACGTCACTTTTCCGCTGGGCTACGATGTAGTTCTGGAGACAGTCGGTTGCTCGGTCAGCATCTTGTTGCGCCTTGATGATCCGACCGCCCATGTATATGTTGGCGATGATGGATGCACAGACCAAGAGACGTATGACGTTTTCGGCTTGACGTCCACCCAGCCATGCCTTTACCTTATCGAGCTGAGTCTTCATGGTCGCCTTTCCTGATCCAGTGCCACGCTATACCGACTCCAGCACCACCGCCAGCCATGATGAGCCCATACGTTAGAGCTGATAGCCAGTATGTCACTGGTCTACCTCCACATCACCGCGTTTGTGTTTCCCCAAGTTCGGAATTGGCGGATTGAGCGCAAGCCAAATCATCCCAGGGATACCCCATATAGCTGGGTCTGGCATCGGTGAGTCCGCGAACATAAACTTGCCTAAGCTCGCAAGCATGTACAGTGCCCATACCACGGTCACCGTTGCCATGACAGCGCTCTTGATCCACGCTTCCACGCCGCCTCTTTCTGGGTGACAAGACTGTTGCCGTTGCTCCTAAGAACGGCCGTGCGTCACTACGACACAGCATGACGCTGCGGTAGCATCCTGATATCGCAGTCAGCATACGGTGTGGTTTCCAGCCGTCGGCTGAGCTTGGCTTTCAGTGGGTCCGAAATGGGTGTCTCGGTTACTATCCACAGTATTCGACAGTCACGACATACGTACATGGGAATACCTGTGAGCGCCATCGGCATGATTGCTTGACACTCTGCACACTTGTACATCAGAAGTCTCCGGTAAACGAGAGGTCCACGCCCTTAACGCCTACCAGTCGGAACCTTGCAGTCCCGGCACCAGACGACCGGCGGAACTGAATCGAGATGTACTCACTGTTGCCGTTCGACGAGATGGTACCATCTGGCCCGTCGCCACCGAACGCCAAGCTGGTCCTCTTGATACTGAACTGCTCGAACTCAGTAACCCCAACTGTCGTAGGCCAGGTAGTGATGATCCGGTTGTCGGTCAGTGCGACGATGTTGATCTCACCACCAGTTGACGCATCGTTGGAACTGATGATTGTGAACTGCAGGTGTGGGTGGTAGAAGCTCCACTCCATGGTGAGTATGTCAGCAAACGTACCACTGACAGATGTAGTGAGGGTCGATGGATAGGCTGCGTAGTGAAGCCGAGGATCGCCCATGCCTCTACGAGCACCAAGAGTATCAGACAGGATAGCAAAGCCTGCCTTGTCGTTTATCAGTGCAGTCGGATTGCAGTTGGTAAGGTCGAAGGTTCCATCAGCTCTCTGGACAGATCCATCTATGGAGTTGAAACGGTAAGACTCTCCGCCAAACTGCTGAACAGGATCCCCAGCAGCGAAGATCCCTGTGGGGACCGCATCCGACCTGCGCATGACCGAAGCCATGCCAAGAACTGATTCGATGGAGACATTTGAACCCATCGAGATTTCGCCCTGCGAGGCTTCGTCGTCTCGGATGACTTCTATGGCGCCACCTTTGACAGTGATGCCCTCAGTGTTAACACCTGAGAACGCTGTCTGAGGTGTTCGCTCGAGCCGAGAGATTCGATCTTCGAGCTCCTTGATCCTGGCGAGCAGATCCTTGTCGCCAAGACTGTATCTGCCCTTAGTCATCCATTATCATCCCCTACGAAGATCAGGCCGTACGACTCGACGTCTTCTTCAGTCGGAGGGTTCAACGTCCACTTAGCAATGCGAGCCGGGAACACCAACCCTCGAGGGTTGCGTGCATCCTTGATGATCACTCGAACTGAATCACCAAGACCAAACGATCCGAACTCAGGAACTCCGTCACCCTTCAAGGTAGCCTTGATCGTAGTCTTAGGAGCCTGTCGAACACTGAGCTCCTGATCAGCTAGGTCCTGAATAGAGAACGCACTCGAGACGTCCTTATACGAGGCGACATAGTCCCACCGTGGCCACCCTGCCAGCGCGACGAGATTCGAATCTGCGCGCCCCAAGATCAGAGACGATCCATCGCCTGCGCCAACGGCAAAGACTGTAGTCGCAGCGTCGGACGCAGATTCGATTTGGTAGTAGTTGGTAATCGATCCTGGATACTCGAATATCAACGACTGGTCGCTATACGGCTCGCCCAGCTTTACTGCCGAGTTCAAGTTCTTGATGTAGTCAGGACCTACGCGGGCGACTGAGATGTACCAGTCGAAGCCGGCTGAGGCAGAGTCGGACAGCTCACGCATCACTTCGCCGAAGAACTTCTGCTCCGTAGCTGCAGCCGTGACACTGAAGAAGGCAGAAGCATCTCGAGTAGGAACGTTGATGCCGACGTTGCGTCCTATGTCGCTCGCCTGCATGGCATTCCAGAGACCCAACCAAGTGTCGCGAACTGTTCCACCTTGGACAAACAGGTCAGCATCGATGAGCTGGTGGTCAGGGTAGGTTTCCCATGACTGACAGTTCAGCTGAAGATCCTTCGACTGGCTCTGGTACGTTCTGCTCCAGACGTAGCCACCCCAGACTACAATTCCGTTCCGCTCAGCAACGGCGAAACTGTAGCCTGGGATGGTAGCATCTATGACATCTTGGTTACGCAGTCCAGTTGAGTCCAAGTGACATGTGCAGTCGAACCTGCCGCCGACGTTCAGCTCCTGGTCCATGTAGGTGCCAGTCATCGGGATC